CCTGATATCAGGGATGGATATATAAATTGGATGTTCAACATCAAAGTAAATCAAAATTGGTTGTAATTTAAGGAGGAACTATTTATGGCCGAAAAATATTATTTACTACGTAAGGAACTCGAGAAAGAACGAGTTCGTTTAATTAAAACATATGTAAAAAATAAGTTATCTGAAGTATATAGCAAAACAGAAGTTAATGGACTATTAAATGGAAAACAGAATACATTATCGTTTGATGAAGCTCCTACAGATAACTCAGATAATCCTGTAAAGTCTAAGGGAATTAAAGCATATACATATAGTAGGTCTGAAATAGATTCTAAAATTGCAGCCGTTTTGGCGACTATTAAAAATGCTGAAGAGCATGGTTATTAATTCAAAGGAGATTATGGTCAATGAGTGAATTAGCTTTAATTAAAGAGCAGACTTTAACAAACATCGGCGACGCTATTAGAGAAAAGACAAGTACAACCGATCTGATTATGCCTAAAGATATGCCAGCTAAGATTAGAAGTATTAGTAGTGGTGGTGGAGTTGATTTAAAAAGCCTGAAAAATAAACAATACAGCATTATTACAGATCAAGCAAATATGCATGGTCAATATATTAAATATCAGCTGGATGGTGGCGGAATAGATACATCACCTTATAAATCAATCGATAATGCCGATCATTTATATGCTAGTAATGGATTAATCAGTTTTATTATCGAACTTAAACCTATGGAAGGATATAAAGCAGGATCAGCAAAAGTGCATTCTGATGTTGGTATGTTTGATGATATAACTATGGATAAAGATAATAATTACATTAGCGATTGTTTAATCGGTGGAGATATTCATATTACAGAGCTTACTCCAGGTACAAAAGCAACAGGAATTGATTTTGAGAATTATATGAGTGATTGGTATCAGAATGAATTTTATGATCTTACAGAATTGACAGAAACTACTAAAAATATTATTACAAACCCGGCAATTAAAGCGATAAATAAAATAGAAGACTTAGATCCATCTATGAGGAATATGTTTCAATCCTGCAGCCAATTAACTACTATTCCAAAAATAGTAGTAGATACATCTGATGTGACATCCCTGGAAAGAATGTTTGCTGGATGCAATAGACTAGAAAAAATAGATTTATCTGGATTAAATACATCTAAAATAAAATCGATAAACGGTATGTTTGATGATTGTAGAGCATTAAAATCTATTGATATGTCTACGATCAATACATCATTATTAGAAACTTACGACCGGATAGTTAATTATTGTAGTAATTTGGAAGTTTTAGATTTAAGCGGAACATTTATTATTAAATCAGATCTTATTGATTATGGTACTATCATTTCTGATTGTCCAAAGCTTAAATATATTATATTTAATAGCGAAAATACAGAATTATTAACCAATTCTCGATTAGTAAATTGGTTTAGCAGATTTGAAAATACTGACACATTAACGATTCTCATTCCTGGAGATCAGGCTAAATTAGATTCTATTAAATCTCAGATTGATCAAACTCAGTATACTCAATATCATATCGATATTGATTTGATTTCTAATTATACGATTACTAAACCTGGTGATGGTACGGTAGACGTAAAAAAAAATGAAATTGTAAGCGAATGGAAAAAGTTAACTTTAACTGATGATATATTATATACTGGATTAGATACAGAAGAATTAAATGGAAAATATATTAAATTAAGAATAACTGGTACATCATCCTATCAAGCAGATAATCATACGTTTAATGAATTAGAAATTCCGTTAGTGCTTATGAATCATAGAGATGCTGGCGTAATTAAAATATCTAAAGATCAAATGGACGTGCTTAAAGTATTCTTTATGAATAACGCTCAAATGCGAGCATCATTCCCTCAATTGTGGGCGTTAATAAATAGCGGATCATATGATCATGCGTGTATGTTAATGATAGTAAATGGTAATAGTTATTCTATTCATACCGTTTTAACCTCTCAAACACCACAGTGCGGCGTATGTAAAAATGGTACAGAAACTCTTCTGCCAGCCTTTAAACCGATCAATTATTTCCATGAATTTGAAGTTACCAAATTAGAATACAAAGTCATAGAAGCTTCTGATATTAAACCGACAGATTATAAATTAAATTTTGATTAATTTTCATAAAGGAGAATTATATATAATGAAATCTTATACAATTGATAAAGAGCTTTTGAATGCTCATATTAAAATTATTAAAGCATATATTAAATCTACATTGGATACAATTATGAATCATTTTGTTAAAAAAGAAGATTTAGCAGCCAAACAGGATAAACTTATATTTGATGCCGTTCCAACCGAATCCAGCAAGAATCCTGTAACTTCTGAAGGAATTAAATCTTATGTAGATTCTAAAGTATCTACAATTCCGAAGCTTTCTTTCAAAGTGGTAGATATGCTTCCTACAGAAAATATTTCTATAGACACAATATATTTGCTCAAAGGACCAGATGCTCATCTCAATAACTTATTTACAGAATATATTTTTGTAGATAATAATTGGGAAATCTTGGGTACTCAGAAACTGGATATGACCGGTTATCTGAAGAAAGAAGATTTTATTCCGTTAACTTTAGAAGATCTCCAGGAAGTTTGGGGAGAAGACGTTAAGATTGCAGATTTGCTGAAATACTAATATGCTATCAATTATTTCCCAAGAGCATTATAGCTCTTGGGAAATAAACATTCTTTAGCTTTGAAACACTTTAGTAATTTCAATAATTCTTTATATAAGGAGAGTGAATATAGTGGCAGAGCATATAGATCTAACTACATCTACTAAGCTTCCTAAGTCTACAAAATATAGAGCATCTATTCAAGCAGACTCTGAAGAATATACTGCCGGACGATTAAATAAAGAATCTGGAGTATTAGACTCGAATACAACTATATATGCATCACCTGCTACTTCTTCTGTTGCTCATTTGGTATTGAAGCAATATAATCATCAGTATATCCAGGTGACTACATATAATAGAGCTGGAGAAGTGGATGAAGTACTAAAGAAAAAAGAAGTAGTTACATTAAAAATAAATTCACAATATTCTGTAGATCTAGTTGGAGAAGAAGGATATACAAAGTCTGTATTAAAGAATATAGACAATAAGAAACATAAGATCTTTAAGAATAAATATATCCATGCAAAAGAAGAAGCTGTTCCTAAAACATGTACAATTAAGATTCCTAAGACAACCAATCAAATTATATCTTTTGTATCTACTCATGGTGTATACTCTTCTTTTACTACAGCAGATAAGACATATACAGTTCCTTATGATACGGAATATTTTGTAGAAGCAAAATCAACAAAGCCCGGTTATATTCCAGGAACAGTTAAAGATCATGATGTAAATAAACCATATACAATTCATTCTGGATCTCCTTGTTTTGATTTATCTACATTAACGTTAACTTTAACTGTATCTCCTGTATCTCAAAAGAAAGTAAAGTTTTATATTCCATCTTATGCTCATCAGAAAATATCTGTTACTGTAGGTGCTAATACATATACATCTGCTAATTCTCCTGTAGAAGTACCTTATGGAAGTTCTTATACTTCTAAGTTAGAAGTAGATAAAGGATATGTTCCTGGAAGATTAAGACCAGTATTGAACTATAAAACTCCTCAAGCAGATTCTACAGAAAATCTAAATGGAACTGCTTATAATGATATACAGTTCTATGCATCCGATGAAGTTAAGATAGATTCTGGTATCTTATTAACAGACTTCTTAGATGGAGATAAGAAAACAGAACGTTTTTGTGATTGGTACACCCACTATCATGAATTGGATGAAACGCAGCCACAGATCATGATTGATTTGGCCCATCCTCATAAAGATGAACCATTATATACACAATTATCTTTAACTCCCAATGCTAAAGCAACAAACTTTAGACATTTCAATTTGAAACCAGAAGAATTTGAATGGTTCTTCTTGAATCATTTGGATGAAGAAAATAAGATTACCCACTGTGTGGTTCATATTATACAATCTCCCAATCAGACAATTACTGTGGAGTATAAAGGAATGAAAACAACTAAGAGTATTGTAGTTCCTAAGGGATCTAAAATCAAAGCCACATTAACGTTAACGAATTCTGATAAATATATTAAAGGTACATTGAATGTTCCTGAGAATACCGAGATTACTATAGATCATACTATTACATTACAAGCCACTCCAGTTAAGTTGGCTAAATGTAAAGTAGTCGTTCCAGAATATCCTAATCAGAAATTGGTTGCAACGTATAATGATAAGAAATACTATACAGATTTCATAGTTAAGAATGGTGATGCAATTACAGTAGAAGTTATATCAACTAATGAACATTATGACCCTGGACATGTAGCGCATTCTACCATAATTGTCACAGATACAACCATATTGTCTGCTACTCCAGCTACACCTAAGAATTATCAAATTACTTTACAGACTAAACCTCATCAGAAGATTGAATATGTAGTTAATGGAAATACGTATATTGTGAATAAAACAGTCCCATACAATTCTATCATTACATCAATTAAAGTAGTTCCAGAAGCTGGATATACCATAGATAACTCTAATAATTATACTGTTACTGGAGGATTTACAAAGACCGATAGTGGATGGGTAATTACTGGAGATGTAAATATTCAGAGTACAGCTGTAGCCGATATTAAGAAGTTTAAATTCTCTATTGTTCCTTCTGATCATCAGACCATTAAAGTATCGTACTATGATAATGGAGTTCTTAAATACATCACTAATGGATCTGCATATACAGCATATAATTCTCCTATATGGGTAGAAATTAGTGCAGATACTGGATTTAATGCAGGTTCAATTATTCCTGACCCCGAAATGGCGTTGGAAACTGGTAATAAGTACAATCTTACTGGAGATTGTATAATTAGAGCTACTAAAGCTACTCGAAAGAAATATCATATTACTTTAGTACATGCTCCGCATGGTCATGTGGTATGTCGAGTTAACAATAACACTATCATTAGCACATCGTTTGATGTCTACTATAGAGATCATATTGACTATTTTTATAGTGCAGATGCTGGGTATACAACAAATACTGTAAATATAACGGGTACATATGATCTTATAGAATCTGGACGGTTTTATGTAACAGGCGATGTTACATTGACCGCATCTGCTAATGAACTTAAGGAGTATGTTATTTCTGTTCCTCAGTATCAACACCAGACAGTTAAGGTTGTTTATAAAGGAATTACCTATAATCCTGGACAATCGGTTACCGTAACACATGGTGATACGATTAGTGCATCTGTAACGGCCGATGCCGGATATACCGCAGGAAATATCTATTTTGATGGAGATGTTATTGATCATGTAGATGGTACATATACCATTAAAAGTGATTGCTCGTTATATGTTACTGATGCCGCTCCTATTATGAGACATATAACGATCGTTCAACAACCTCATGAAACAATTACTGTTGTATACTTAGGTAACTATTATACAGATTCTTTAGATGTACCAGATGGTGCGATTGTTTTGATTCCAATAAGAGCTGATGAAGGATATGATCCCGGAAATCCTCATATTACAGGATCGGCAGTACACAAACCTGGTCATCAACCACTGTTTAGTGTACATTCCGATCTGACAGTAACAGCAGCTCTAGCCACCGTTCATCAATATCGGTTTAAGATAGATACAACAGAAAAGGATACGATCTATAAGCATCAGGGTATTAAATTCTTACACGGAGAAGATTTGGTTCATATTCTAACAGATGTTGTTCCTGCAGATGGAAGTATTCATTATTTCAACATTCCACGTATGACATTGGTTAGAGTTGACTTAGTTCCGGATGCTCATTATGTAGCCGGTAAAGTATCTTATTCTGGACCTCATAGTGATGGACCTGGTGGATTTAAATTCTCTGCAGGGGATATGGAGTGTATTGTTACCCCAGCCACTTTAGAGAAAGAACGAGTTACTTTGATCAATACGGATGCTGACAAACAATTTATCAAGATTACAGATAAGAATGGCGTCGTATATACCGATAACTTTGATATTGAATATCAAGAAGTTATCTATATCTCTGTAGTTCCTAAAGATAAGAAAATTTGGACAGCTGGGAAGTATAAGATCACAGGATCTTATACTGAAGTAACAATTACTGGTAAGAAAGCATATAAGATTACAGGACCGTGTACAGTAACATCTGATCCTGCATCTAAGAGAAAATACAAATTAGAAGCAGAATTAGAGTCTCATAATAAACTCTATGTAAATATTAATGGTAATGGTACATCTTCTGATATCTATACAGAGATTACTACTTTATATCCGAATGATATTTACTATGATGATATTATTAGATATAAACTATCTACAGATGATCCTGCTAATTATAGTCCAGGAGATGCAACGGTTAGTGGCGCTCATAAGAATGCTGATAATACATATACAGTTAGAGATAATGTAAAGATTAAAGTAAGTGCTGCTGTATTGGCCAAAACGATTAGAATTAAGAAATTGGCTAGCTTCCGAGGAATTTTAACTATACAATACACCAAACCAGACGGAACACTTGCAGTTGAAACAATGAATTCTGATGGAAATATGGAAATTATTAATTGCAAGATAACCAGTAATGGTAAAATATTTGTAACAATTTCTCCTAAAGATGAACGATATAAGAAACCAGATAATATAAGCAACGATTGGATAGAAGCTACTCCAAGTGTTCCTATGCAATGGATTCCTGTTAATAATCGATCTGTTCAAATTACAGCATCGGCAAACAGTGAAGTTGTATTTAAGAAGTTAAAGGATATAAGCGTGGATTTAAGCGGATGGGCATACGATAATATTCCTAATTATGCGAATGCTACGACAATTCCAGCGGATAAATTGGCTTATTTAAATTCTGGATTGATTGCATCTAATATGAAAATGATGTTTAGCGCTAATCCATTATCGGATCCTACTGGTTCACGTAGTACTAAACTAACGTCTATTCCGAAATTAAATATTGATACAAAATATGTGGAATCATTAGAATATTTTGCATCTCATTGTGAATATTTAACAAGTATAAATATGGAATGGTTGAAAAATTTCCCAAGTGTATACTCAATTAAAGCGATGTTTGAGGATTGCCACAATATGGAAAATATTGATCTATCCAAAATGATTACTTCAAATAATCTTATAGAAATTAATAATTTATTTAGTCATTGTAAAAATTTGAAATCTACTAAATTCTCATCCACATTAGATACATCTAACGTAGCCGATGCGTGGTCTATGTATGCGTTCTGTGAGAATATCCAATCTGTAGATCTATCTATGCTAAATTTATCCAATGTTTATAATATTCAAAACTTTTTCCAAGAATGTAATAAATTAAAAACTATTAAACTTCCGTCTAATTTTGGAAAAGGAAATAATATTCCTAAAAATATAAGTAATTTCTTTTCTAGATGTTGGTTGTTAGAAGATGATCAAATTCAGCGAGTTATTACTATTTTAAACAACCAGCCAATTGAGCAAATCTATCGCATGTTTTATGAGTGTAAATCGCTGCTCAATATCGATTTATCTCAAATGGATTTACAATCTGTCGATACTTTACATTCATTATTTGAAAACTGCGATAAATTAAAAACTATAAAATTACCATCATTTGGTTTGAGTTTATCAGTCAGTCTATTAAGCACATTTAATGGTTGTAACTCATTAATTGATATAATTCTACCAGCATCTATTTTAAATAATACAATTAAAGTAAATAATTTATATAATACTTTTAAGGATTGTTGGAATTTACCTAATTTAGTTATAAATAATATTATAAAAAAAATGAAT